GTGCTGGGCGGGCGTGGCGCGGGCAAGACGCGGCTGGGTGCGGAATGGGTGAACGGGCTGGTACGCGGCTTCGCGCCGTTTTCTCTCTCCCGATACGGACAGATCGCGCTGGTGGCCGAGACGCTGGGTGACGCGCGCGAGGTGATGATCGAAGGCCCGTCGGGCATCGCCACCATCGCGCGCGGCGACCGGCCGAAATACGAGACGAGCCGGCGGCGGCTGGTCTGGCCGGCAAGCGGCGCGGTGGCGCAGGTGTTTTCCGCCGAAGACCCCGACAGTTTGCGCGGGCCTCAGTTCGAAGCCGCCTGGGCCGACGAGGTCGGGAAATGGCGGCACGCGGACGCGACTTACGACATGCTGCAATTCGCTCTGCGGCTGGGCGAGCGGCCAATGCAGCTCATCACCACGACGCCGAAGCCGGTGCCGATCATCCGCCGCCTGCTGGACGATCCGGCCGTCACGGTGAAGCGGCTGAAGACGCATGACAATGCGGGCAATCTGGCGCCGGGTTTCATCGCCGCGTTGCAGGACCGCTACGGCGGCACGCGGCTCGGCCGTCAGGAGATCGACGGCGAACTGATCGAGGACCGGCCGGATGCGCTGTGGGATCGCCCGGACCTGGAGGCGCTGACCGGCGGCGCGCCGCAGGAACTGAAGCGCATCGTGGTGGCGGTCGATCCATCGGCCACCGGCAAGGCGCGGTCGAACGCGTGCGGAATCGTGGTCGCCGGAAAGACGCCGGACGGCGATGCGGTCGTGCTGGCCGACGGCACGCTTGTCTCCGCCAGCCCGTCGGAATGGGCGGCGAAAGCCGTCAGCCTCTACCACCGCTATGAGGCCGACTGCATCGTCGCCGAGGTGAACCAGGGCGGAGACATGGTGGCGACGGTGGTGCGCATGGTGGACCCTGACGTGCCGGTGAAGCCGGTGCGCGCGACCAGAGGCAAATGGGTGCGGGCCGAGCCGGTCGCCGCCCTCTACGAGCAGGGCAGGGTGCGCCATGTGGCGCGCATGCCCGAACTGGAAGACGAAATGTGCGATTTCGGCCCCGACGGACTGTCCGGCGGCCGCTCGCCCGACCGCGTCGATGCGCTGGTGTGGGCGATTACGGAATTGCTGATTGTGGGGCGGGGAACACCACGAGTCAGGGCAATAGGGTAGTAGGGAATAGGGGAGTGAGGCAGTAGGGCAGTAGGGCAGTAGGGCAGTAGGTATGCCGGCGCGGCTGATCGCGCGTTTTCAAATACCGTCCTTCGCCTACACCCATGCTCCCTTATTCCCTACTGCCTTATTGCCCGACTCCCTCCATTTCGAGGAACCACCCGACATGCAAATCAACTGGCCCTGGGCGCGCCGTCCGGGAACGACGGCGGCCGCCGAAAGGAAGAATGCGACACCCGGCTTCGTGGCGCTGCATCTGCAGGGCGCGGCGATCTGGACCCGCCGCGACTATGCCACGCTGGCGCGCGAAGGATTCATGCGCAATCCGGTCGCGCATCGCTGCGTGCGGCTGATCGCGGAGGCGGCATCCGCCGTGCCCTGGTTGCTCTACCAGGGGCAGACGGAACTGGCGGAACATCCGCTTCTGGCGCTGCTTACGCGGCCGAACATGCGCCAGTCGGGCGCGAGCTTTCTGGAGACGCTCTACGGACATCTGCTGATCTCCGGCAACGCCTATTGCGAGCTCGTCGAGGCCGGTCCCGAGGCGCGGGAGCTCCATCTGTTGCGGCCGGACCGGGTGGCCGTGGCCGCGGATGCAGATGGCTGGCCGGCCGCGCTGGAATACCGGACCGGCAGCGCCAAGCGGCGCATTCCGCTTGGCAGCGACGGCGATAGTGCCGCGCTGCATCTGACGATGTTTCACCCGCTCGACGATCACTACGGTTTCCCGCCAATCGAGGCGGCACTCACCGCGCTCGACCTGCACAATGCGGCGGGGCACTGGAACAAGGCGCTGCTCGACAATTCGGCCAGGCCGTCGGGCGCGCTGGTCTATGCGCCGAAGGACGGCGACAACCTGACGGAGGAGCAGTTCGCCCGGCTGAAGGCCGAGCTCGAGGAGGGCTATACGGGCACGTCCCGCGCGGGCCGCCCGTTGCTTCTGGAAGGCGGGCTCGACTGGAAGGCGATGGGCCTGACGCCCAAGGACATGGATTTCGTCGAGGCGCGCAACGGGGCAAGCCGCGACATCGCGCTGGCCTTCGGCGTGCCGCCGATGATGCTGGGCATTCCCGGCGACAACACCTACTCGAACTATCAGGAGGCGAATCGCGCCTTCTGCCGGCTCACCGTGCTGCCGCTGGCGCTGCGCGTCGTGTCCGAGTTCGCCGCCTGGCTGGGCGCGCGCTTCGGAGAGGGGCTGAGGTTCGATCTCGATCTCGATCGCATGGAGGGCCTGTCGGCAGAGCGCGACGCGCTGTGGGCCAGGCTCGAAGGCGCCGGCTTCCTGACAGACGACGAGAAGCGCGAGGCGGTGGGGTATGGCGAGCGGGGCGGCAGCCGGTGACCGCTGCACTTCTGGCGACAATAGCCGAGGCGCGTTTGCGCGCGGATGCCGCTCGGTTGCGGTTGCATCTTGCCGCAGAGCGGGTGCGTACTGCGCTGAAGTTCAACCCGAACTGGGCAAGTCAGCCGCGCGTGCCGGCGGGCAATGGTCGGATCAGCGGGCAGTGGACGGATGGGGGTGTTCAGATCATCCGCGTGCAGGCCCGCCCGCGTGGTTCTCGCAGCGGCGCTCCGCGCAGGATCGCGGGAAATTGGCGCGACATCACGCCCGAGCAGGCAACGCGACTGGAGATCAGTCACGCGCAGATGCAAGCCGCTGTGCGGAGGGTGCAGAGGCTGGACCCGAGATGGAAACCGAGACCGAGCCTCTATGAAACCGTCGAAGGGGAAATCGCCGCGAACAGGGCGGTGAGGCGAGAGGCGGAGGATCGGTATTACGAACTGCAGGGAATGGGGATAGGTCCAGGTCCATTTGCCGTTGAGTCACAGCCGGCAAGAGGGCCAGGCAGAAACTGGACCTCAAAAGAGAAACGTGAAAACAATCGCATCGGAAGAAAGTATGGATGTCACACCTGCGGGACAAAAGAACCGGGTACGTCGAGCGGCAATTTGTTCGCGATCACCAGCTTCCAAACGCCCTGATCCAAGATCACAGGGCACAGCGCATCTTCCCTCAGTGCCTAACGTGTAGCAATCGGCAAGGTGGCAAAGTGAGAGCCCTCAGAAACAGATAGTTCGATGAAACAGACAACCAAGCATGCCGTTCAGAATGGCCTGATCTTTGTTGAAGACGTCAAAGGCGGGCGTTCACCTGATCCGTTTACAGATGAAAAGATCCAATTCACCTCGTCGTGCGTTTCTGTCGCCTGCCTTCACGAGGTCGATGGCGAAGCGGAATTCATACTGGGGCCTGCAGAAGATGTGTCGCCAGGCACAGACGCTGAGTTCGATGGGGTGATCGAGACACCAAGCAAGGTCGTTGTGATCTCCACGGTGCCGGGCGATCATCTATTGAAAGCGAACGTACCGGATACGCACACACGCATTCGAGTTTGGCGAAATCACCCCGTCTGGGCCGACAAGGTCGTGATCGGCTGGGGCTGAGGCACTCCGGAAACAACAAGCATGACCGAAGCTGAAACCATCTGGCTGTGGCTGGCCAAGGCGGGCGGTGCTGTCGCGGGCTCCGCGATCTCGCTCGCCTATGTGCTGCCGAGCAGTCGCCGCGAGGCGGCGATCCGCTTTGCGGTCGGCGTCGCCTGCGGGCTCGTATTCGGCGGTGCGGCGGGCCTGAAGATCGCGAGTGAACTCGGCATCGCCGACGCGCTGGGCGCGGGCGAGCTGATGCTGACGGGCTCGGCGGCGGCGAGCCTGTGCGCCTGGTGGGCGCTGGGACTGATCATGCGTGTGCTGACAAAGCCGCGCCGCATCTGAATTCAACCAAAATCTCGGAGACGAAAATGAGTCACCGGCGGGCGCTGGCGGACGAGCGCAAGCGCGTGGAATTGCGGCTGGACGGCGTCGAGGCAGACGGGTCGTTCTCGGGCTATGCCAGCCTGTTCGGCAGGGTCGATCTCGGCCGCGACGTGGTGGAGCGCGGGGCGTTTGCCCGCTCACTGGAAAAGCGGGGCGCCGCCGGCATCCGCATGCTGTTCCAGCACGATCCTGCATCGCCGATCGGGAGCTGGCGCGACGTGCGCGAGGACGCACGCGGCCTGTTCGTGCGCGGGCAACTGGCGCTGGATTCGGCCAAGGCACGCGAGGTGCACGCGCTGATGCGCGGCCGCGCTCTGGACGGGCTGTCGATCGGCTTCCGCACCGTGCGCGCCCGCAAGGAAACGAAGTCCGGCGTGCGCCGCATCCTGGAGGCCGATCTGTGGGAGATCTCGGTCGTGACCTTCCCGATGCTGCCCGACGCGCGGGTGGATTCGGTCAAAAGCCGGAGCCGGCGACCTCTGTTTTCCAACGATTTCGACGATCACGCCCGGCTGGTGGCCAGCATCCGCCGTGCAACACGAATGCTCAACGAAAGGAATAGCCTGAGATGAACGAATTGAGTCTGGCCATGGCGCCGGAAATCAAGAGCGCCAACGCGCAGGAACTGAGCGATGCCTTCGACGAATTCATGACCTCGTTCGAGACGTTCAAGGAGGCCAATGACGAGCGCCTCGGACAGATCGAGACGCGCATGAGCGCCGACGTGATCACCTCCGACAAGGTCGACCGCGTGTCGCGCGCGCTGGACGAGCAGAAGCGGGCCATCGACCGGCTGGTGCTGAAACGTTCGCGCCCGGCGCTCGGCGGCGATATCGAGCTTTCGCCGGCCGCCCTCGAACACCATGACGCATTCCATGCTTATGTCCGCAAGGGCGAGGAGCGTGGCCTGCGGGCTGTCGAGGCCAAGGCGATGTCCTACGGCACACCGGCCGATGGCGGCTATCTGGTGCCCGACGAGACCGAGCGCGAGATCGGCCGCAGGCTTTCGACTCTGTCGCCGATCCGTTCCATCGCCTCGGTGCGCCAGGTTTCGGGCGCGGTGCTGAAGAAGCCCTTCGCTGTCAGCGGCCCTGCCGTCGGCTGGGTGGCGGAAACGGCCTCACGCACCCAGACCAACACGCCGACGCTCGACGAGCTGCAGTTTCCGACCGCCGAGCTCTACGCGATGCCGGCGGCGACCGCATCACTGCTCGAAGACGCCGTGGTCGATCTCGACCAGTGGCTGGCCTCCGAGATCGAGGTGGCGTTTGCCGAGCAGGAGGGTGCGGCCTTCATCAGCGGCGACGGCACGAACAAGCCGAAGGGCCTGCTTGACTACACTCAGGTGGCCGAGGCCAGCTGGGCCTGGGACAATATCGGCTATGTGGCGACCGGTGTTGACGGCGATTTCGCGGCAACCGATCCCGCCGACGTCCTCATCGATCTGATCTACGCGCTGAAGGCCGGCTACAGGCAGAACGCCAACTGGGTGATGAACCGCAAGACGCAGGCGGCCCTGCGCAAGCTGAAGGACGACCAGGGCAACTACATCTGGATGCCGCCGGCCGCGCCCGGCAGCCGCGCCATGCTGATGGGATTCCCCGTCGTGGAAGCCGAGGACATGCCCGACATCAGCTCCGACACCACGCCGGTCGCCTTTGGCGATTTCGCGCGCGGCTATCTGGTGGTCGACCGCACCGGCGTGCGGGTGTTGCGCGATCCCTACTCGGCCAAGCCTTATGTGTTGTTTTACGTCACCAAGCGCGTAGGCGGCGGCGTGCAGGATTTCGACGCGATCAAGCTGCTGAAATTCGGAGTGTCGTAAGGCACTACCGAAGACCGCAGGCGGCCACCCCTCCGCCTGCGCGGCGGCCTCGGTTTCCCTCCCGCCGGGGCCGCCACCATTTCCATCTTCAGCGGATGACAATTGATGACCCTGTTCCGAACCTCCGGGCCGGATGTCGAGCCGGTGACGCTGGCCGACGCCAAGGCCGAACTGCGCATCGACCATGACAGCGAGGACGCACTCATCAACGGCCTGATCCGCGCCGCGCGCGAGGAGGTCGAGCAGACGACCGGGCTCGCCATGATCGAGCAGGGCTGGCGGCTGGCGCTCGACTGCATTCCGCAGAACGGCCGCGTTCTGCTGAGGCGTGGGCCCGTGCGCGACGTGACTTCGGTGACGGCTTATGGCTCGGACGGAGAGGCTTCCGTGCTCGATCCGTCCGACTACCAGCTCGACCCGCTGTCGCGCCCGGCGCGGCTGCATTTCGAGGTGGCGCCCGGTGACCTGCGCGTGTTCAACGGCATCGAGATCGACTTCACCGCCGGCTACGGCGAGGCGGCGCCCGATGTGCCGGACCTTCTGAAGCGGGCAGTGCTGATGCTGGTGTCGCACTGGTTTGAGTTCCGCGCCTCCTTTGGCGTCGGCGCGCAGCCGGTCTCGATGCCGGATGGCCATAGGAGAATACTATCGTCCTTCATGACGCGGAGGCTGGATTGAGGTCGGAATTCATCGACCCCGGCCGGCTTCGCCATGAGGTCGCGCTGGAGAGCGCGTCGCTAACGGCTGACGGCATGGGCGGGCACACCGGGAGCTGGGCCGAGATCGCGACGGTCTTCGCACGGATCGAGCCTCTGGGCGTCGAAAGCCGCTTCGGCGCGGGACAGACGCGTGAAACGGCGACACACCGGTTCACCATCCGCCATCGCGCGGATGTGGCAAGCGGCATGCGGTTCGCGCGGGCGGAACGCAAATTCGAGATCCTGACCGTGCACGATCCGGACGAAACCGGACGCTACCTTGTGTGCCGGACGCGAGAGGACGGGCTATGAACATTTCAATGACACTGACGCTCGACGGGATGTTGCGCGCCCTCAGAGGCCGTGTACACAGTCTGGCGGAAGAGGTCGTGCTGACCGGGCGAGCAGATGCGCGCGAGGACGAGCGCGAAGCGGATTCGCCTGTGATGGTGCAATCAAGGACAGGCCGCGATGACCGCGCCAGCCGCTGAAGTCCAGAAGGCGATCCACGCCGCACTTGCCGGCGATGCAACGCTCGTTTCGCTTCTCGGCGACGCTCGCGTCTATGATCATGCGCCGCCGGATGTGCCGTTTCCCTATGTCACCTTCGGCAGGACCAGCGTCTACGACTGGAGTACCGGAACCGAGAGCGGCACGGAGCAGCTTCTGACCCTGCATGTGTGGTCGAAGGGCAAGGGCAAGAAGGAGGCGCTCGCCCTGATGGACGCGGTATCGGCCAGGCTGAACGATGCGGCCCTTGCGCTCGACGGACACCACCTCGTCAATCTCCGGCTCGAATTCTCGGAAGTGCTGTTCGACGAGGAACAGTCGGTTCATCACGGGTTGCTGCGCTTTCGCGCCGTGACCGAACCGTCGGCCTGAACCTCGCCGCCGAACGCGGCAAACCGATCTGAAATCACTACAGGAGGCCCGCGTGACAGCGCAGAAGGGCAAGGACATCCTCATCAAGCTCGATGAGGACGGGCTCGGCAGTTTCATCACCGTGGCGGGACTTCGCACCAAGCGGCTGGCCTTCAACAGCGAGACCGTGGACGTGACCGACGCGGACTCGGCCGGCCGCTGGCGCGAATTGCTGGCCGGCAGCGGCGTGCAGCGGGCATCGCTGGGCGGGTCGGGCATCTTCAAGGACGCAGCCTCGGATGCGCGCATGCGCACGGCATTTTTCGCCGGCGAAATACTGGACTGGCAACTCGTCATACCCGATTTCGGCACCGTCGAAGGGCCATTCCAGATCACCGCGCTGGAATATTCCGGCAACCACGACGGAGAGGTTGCTTTCGAACTGGCGCTGGAATCGGCCGGCGCCATCAGCTTCGAGGTCGCATGATGGCGGCCAATCTCAGGCGCGGCGAAATCGCCGCTGTTCTCGACGGGCGCGAGCGGCGCTTGTGTCTGACGCTTGGCGCACTCGCCGAACTGGAAGCGGCATTCGCGTCGGACGATTTGAATGCGCTGGTGGAGCGGTTCTCGGCGGGACGGTTTTCGGCCTCCGATATCGTCCGCATCGTCGGCGCCGGCCTCAGGGGCGCGGGCGACGATGTGAGTGATGACGATGTGGGCCGGATGCATTGTTACGGCGGCGCCGCCGGCTTTGCCCGGATCGTCGCCGAGCTGCTCACCCAGACATTCGGCGGTTCGGCCGAGGAGAAGACGGGAACGTGATCCGGACAGGCCATGCGAAGCCTTTTCCCTGGGACGAGGCGATGGCGTTCGGACTGGGCCGGTTGCGTCTTGCGCCGAAAGACTTCTGGTCGATGACGCCGCGCGAACTGGCGGCGGCAATGTCGGCTTATTGCGCGCCGGCTGCAGCGCCGGGACGCCTGGACCTGGAGCAGATGATGAAACGCTTTCCCGATCAAGACATGGGGGCGACCGGCCATGGCTGAAGAAGTCACCTGCGAGATCAAGGCCGACACGAGACAGTTCGAAGAATCGCTCAAGAACCTTCAGGATCTGGCAGCGAGCTTCGGCTCGCAACTGACCGGCGCGCTGAAGAGTGCGGTCGTAAGTGGCCGCTCGCTTGACGACATACTGCGACGCATCGGTCTCAACCTTGCTGGCATGGCGCTGAACCAGGGACTGCAGCCGTTGCAGAACCTTGCCAGTTCGTTCTTCTCGTCGCTGTTCCGCTTTGCGAAAGGCGGCGTCGTGCCTTTCGCGTCAGGAGGCGTGGTGTCGTCGCCAACATATTTCCCCTTGGGAGGCAGGGCCGGCGTGATGGGAGAGGCAGGCGCGGAGGCAATTCTGCCCTTGCAGCGCTCCGCCGACGGACGGCTCGGCGTCGCCGGCGGCACCGGCGCGAAACCGGTGAATGTGGTGTTCAACGTTTCGACGCCCGATGCCGCTTCGTTCCGCAAGTCGGAAGCGCAATTGACGGCCATGCTGGCGCGCGCCGTCGGGCGCGGTTCACGAGGATTGTGACCGGCGATGGCTGATTTTCAAGGCTTTCATGAAGTGCTGTTTCCAACCGCCATTTCCTTCGGCGCGACAGGCGGGCCGGAACGCCGCATCGAAATCGTGCGAATGACGTCCGGCGCCGAAACGCGCAATGCGCGGTTTCAGGCGTCGAGGCGGCGCTATGACGCAGGCACGGGTGTACGGTCGCTGGAGGATCTGCACCAACTGATCGCCTTCTTCGAGGCCAGGCGGGGCAGCCTGCACGGTTTCCGCTTTCGCGATCCGTTTGACATGAAGTCGACGGCGCCGGGCGGGACACCGGCCGAACTTGACCAGCCGATCGGCACCGGCGACGGATCGGCCCGCGAATTCCAGCTGGTCAAGGTCTATGGTTCGGGCGCCGACGCCTATTCGCGCGCAATCGCCAAGCCTGTCGAAGGCACCGTGCGCGTGGCTGTGGACGGCGTGGAGAAGGTGGAAGGCATCGACTTCTCCGTCGATGCAACAACCGGTGTGGTCACTTTCGTGCCCGCAGAGACCCCGGGCGCGAGTGCGTCCGTGACGGCCGGGTATCAATTCGACGTGCCGGTCCGCTTCGACCTGGAGCACCTTTCGATCAGCCTGACGGCATTCCAGGCCGGGCAGATCCCGACGGTCCCGCTGATCGAGATTCCGGTCTGATATCATGACATTCCAGGATCATCTTGAAGGTGCCGCAACCACGCTGTGCTATTGCTGGCGGCTGACCCGGCGCGATGGAACGGTGATGGGGTTCACCGATCACGACCGGCCGTTAGCTGTGGGCGGTACGCTGTTCGAGCCGGAGGCGGGGTTCACGGCCAGCGAAGCACGGTCGGCGCTCGGACCGGGCATCAACAGCGCCGAAGTGGATGGCGCGCTCTCGTCCGACAGGGTGAGCGAGGCTGACATTGCCGACGGCGTCTATGACGGTGCGACAGTGGAGACGCTGGTCGTCAACTGGCGCGCGCCAGCGCAGTTCTCGACCCTCAAGCGCGAGACGGTCGCCAGGATCACGCGCCGCGACGGGCAGTTCGTTGCGGAACTGGAAGGTCCGGGGAGGGCGCTCGACTTCGTGCGCGGACGCACCATCCAACGTCATTGTCAGGCCGAACTCGGCGATGCGCGCTGCAAGGTGAATTTGACGGCGGGCGCCTTCACCGGCGGTGGCGAGGTCGTTTCCCTGAATGGTCCCGATACGGTTGTGGTCGCGGGACTGGACAGCTTCGATCAAGGCTGGTTCGCCAACGGTGTGCTCACCTGGACCAGTGGCGCGCGAAGCGGGCAAGCCGAGCGCGTCATAGATTTCCGGCACGAGGCGGTTGGCACGATCCTCGTCATCTGGCCGGCTGTCTCGACCCAGCCGCAGCCGGGAGACCAGTTTTCGGTCGTTGCAGGTTGCGACAAGAGTTTTGCCACCTGCAAGGCAAAATTCTCCAACAGCCTGAACTTCCGCGGCTTCCCGCATCTGCCCGGCAACGATTCCGCCTACGCCTATGTCACCGCGGACGGCGAGTTCGACGGTGGGCCGCTGGTTCCATGACCGGAAGCGAGGCACGTTCCATTGCCGATCCGGAAAGCGTGATCGCCGAGGCGTTGCGCTGGGTGGGCACACCGTACCGTCATCAGGGATCGAGACTGGGCGTCGGCTGCGACTGCCTCGGCCTAGTCCGCGGCGTATGGCGCGCGCTGATGGGAGCTGAGCCTGAAACTATCGGACACTATGCGCCTGACTGGGCGGAGGCGGCGGGCGACGACCCGCTGATCGCCGCCGCGCGGCGGCATCTACTCGAGGCGGCAGATACAACGCCCCGGCCCGGGCTGGTGCTGCTTTTCCGCTGGCGGCGGCACATGGCGGCCAAACACGCCGGCATCGCGCTCGATGGCGAACGCTTCATACACGCCTATCAGGGGCATGCGGTGACGGTATCGCCGCTGGTGCCGCAATGGCGGAGGCGCATTGCCGGCGTGTTTGCATTTCCCGCCTCTCCCGACTCCATCGCAGATACGGACAGCTAACCGATGGCGACAATCCTGCTGCAGGCCGTCGGTGGACTGATCGGCGGCGCGCTCGGCACGACCGGCGCTGCGATCGGCACGGCGGCCGGAGCGCTCGCCGGCTATGCCCTCGACCGCGCGCTGATCAACAGCACAAGGCATATCGAGGGACCGCGCCTTGCCGGTGCGAGACCCTACTCGGCGGAGGAGGGTGCTTCCCTGCCGCGCGTCTATGGCACGATCCGTGTCGGCGGCACGATGATCTGGGCGACGCGGTTCGAGGAAGAAAGCCGTACCGAACGCCAGGGCGCCAAGGGCGGGCCGCGAACGACCACCTATTCATACTACGCCAACGTCGCCTTTGCGCTCTCGGAAGGCGAGATACGCGGTGTGCGGCGGGTCTGGGCCGACGGGCAGGAACTGGATCTGTCGGCGGTGGAGATGCGGCTGTATCGCGGCGACGACGTGCAGCCTACCGATCCGCTCATAGAGGCGAAGCAGGGGACCGGCAACACGCCGGCCTACCGCGGCACGGCCTATGTAGTGTTCGACCGGTTTCCGCTCGATGCATACGGCAACCGCATTCCGCAATTCCAGTTCGAGGTCATGAGGCCGGCAGGCGGGCTCAACGAACGTATCAAGGCCATAACGCTGATACCCGGCTCGACCGAGTACGGCCTGGCGCCGCTGCCGGTGACCCGCACGCTCTCTCCCGGCGAGGTCGTGGCGGAAAACCGCAACGTGCTGCACGCCTCGACCGATATTGTCGCTGCGCTCGACGAATTGCAGGCGCTGTGTCCGAGCCTCGAACATATCGCGCTGGTGGTCACATGGTTCGGCGACGACCTTCGCGCCGGGCTGTGCACCGTGCGGCCGAAGGTCACCCAGATCAATCCCGAGGGACTGTCGCAGCCATGGCTCGTCTCGGGCCTGGATCGGGCGAACGCGCTCCCGGTCTCGCAGCATGACGGCGGCCCTGCGTTCGGCGGCACGCCGACCGACAGAAGCGTGCTGGACGCCATCGCCGAGATCAAGGCGCGGGGCATAGCAGTCACGCTCTATCCCTTCGTCATGATGGACGTGCCGGCCGGCAATTCGCTGCCCGATCCGTACACTGGCGGGAGCGGCCAGCCTGCCTATCTCTGGCGCGGGCGCATTACCTGCGAGCCGGCCCCGGGCGAAGCCGGAACGGTAGACAAGACCGCCAGCGCCCGGGCCCAGGTCGAAGCGTTTTGCGGCGATGCGGAACCTGAGGATTTCACAGCATCGGGGGATACGATCGCCTTTTCCGGCGGCGGCGGCGATTGGGGCTACCGGCGGCTGGTCCTGCACTATGCCAAGCTGGCGGCAGAGGCGGGCGGCGTCGATGCTTTCCTGATCGGCTCGGAATTGCGCGGGCTGACTGCGCTGCGCGACGGCACTGGCGCATTCCCGTTTGTCGAATGCCTCTGCGACCTTGCCGGCGAAGTGCGCGGCATTCTGGGCGGCGCGACCAAGATCACCTACGGCGCCGACTGGACCGAATATTTCGGCCATCAGCCAGCCGACGGCAGCGGCGACGTCATCTTTCATCTCGACCCGCTATGGTCGCATCCCGATATCGATGCTGTCGGTATCGACTGCTACATACCGCTGGCCGACTGGCGCGACGAAGATCATGCCGGCGGCAATCCGGACGGCTATGCCGGACCCTATGACACGGAAAAGTTGCGGGAGGCGATTGCCGGCGGCGAAGGCTTCGACTGGTACTATGCCTCGGACGCCGATCGCCTGTCGCGCACGCGCACGCCGATTACCGACGGCGCATACGGCAAGCCGTGGGTATTCCGCTACAAGGATCTGGTCAGCTGGTGGAACAATCAGCACTTCAACCGGCCGGGCGGCGTGGAATCCAGCAATCCGACCGGCTGGGCGCCGCGCTCCAAGCCCTTGTGGCTGACCGAACTCGGCTGCCCCGCCGTGGACAAGGGGCCGAACCAGCCCAACGTCTTTCCCGATCCGAAATCGGCCGAGAGCGCGTCGCCACATTTTTCGAACGGCGCGCGCTCCGATGTCGCGCCGCAAAGCCTGATCCGCGCGCATCTCGACCGCTGGGATGGGCAGGCGGCAGATTTCGACGGCAACTAGAACCCGACATCGGACGTCTATGGCGAACGCATGCTGGATGCTTCGCGTATCTACCTGTGGGCGTGGGATGCTCGGCCCTTTCCTGCATTTCCGCTGCGCAAGGACCTGTGGCGAGACGGCGACAACTGGCTTCTGGGCCACTGGCTCAACGGCCGACTGAGTGGGGCCGCCGTGGCGGACCTCGTATCCTGGATCGTCCAGGATTTCGGAGGGGGTTCGATCGAAGTCCGCAAAGTCGGCGGTGCGATTTCAGGCTATATCGTGCCCGACCCGACCAGCGCGCGCCGCGCGCTCGAACCCCTGATCGATCTCTTCGGTCTGTCGTTTCGATCGGTCGGAGGCACATTTCTGGTCAGCGGCGAAGACGCCCGCGAATCGTCGGTTGTCGAAATCGATGACTTCGTCGTCGACGATGGCGGCGCTGTCCTGACGAGGGTCCGCCAGCCGGATCATGAATTTCACGCCGAGACTGTGCTGGCCTTCACGGACCCGCTGAACGAATACCAGGCGGCGAGCGCCCGGCGTCTGCATTCTGACGCGCCCCATGACGGGCAGGACTATCAGGGTTTTCCGGGCGCGATGGACCCCGCGCTGGCCGAGAGCCTGCTTGCGGACCGCACACGTCGGCGCTGGCTGGGGCGCGAGGAGGTGCGGTTTGCCTTGCCGCAGACGCGCATCGATGTCGGCCCGGGCACGATCGTCCGCGTCGACGGTGGCGCGGGCCCGTCCGACTATCTGGTTACCGGCTGTGATGTCGGGCTGACGCGCGAGATCAGTGCGCGCAGGCTGCGTTCTGTGGCGCCTGCTCCCTGGCGGGCCACGGTCACCGGACAAGCGCGGCAGAAAGTGACGCGCGCCGGGCCGCCGCTCGCCCTGTTCCTCGACCTGCCGTTGACGCCGGGAAACGCAGAGCCGCGCAATGCGTTCAAGCTGGCGCTCCGGGCGAAGCCGTGGATTGCGCACGCGGCCTATGTTTCGCCCGGTGACAGCGGTTTTGACCGGCGGGCGCTTGTGTCAAAGGAGGCGACGGTCGGGACGCTCGACACGCCACTGGCGCCAGGTTTTCAGGGCCGATTCTATCGTGCGGGCGCACTCGATGTGACGCTCTACAGCGGCGAACTGGCGAGCGTGGCTGACCTCAACTTGTTCAATGGCGCCAATGCCGCCGCGGTGCGGGCCGCGAACGGCGAATGGGAGATCCTGCAATTCGCTTCCGCCGAGGAGGTCGCGCCGTTGCAGTGGCGGCTAACGCGGCTGTTGCGCGGACAGCAGGGCACCGGCACGGCGATGGCGGCAGGTGCGGCAGCGGGCGCATATTTCGTTTTGCTCGATGACGCAGTGACGACGGCCGGGATCGGCGAGGCCGAAGTTGGTCTGTCGCTCAACTGGAAAGTCGGTCCTTTGGGCGCAGATTTCGCCGGTCCGGCCTTTGCCAGCGCGACACTGGCCGGGGGAAACCGCGCGCGAACGCCGATTGCGCCGGTGCACCTCGACCTGTCGCGGCTGGAGAATGGTGATTGCCTGCTCTCCTGGGTGCGCCGCAGCCGCATTAGCGGCGACATATCGCTGTCGGGAAGCGTCCCGCTGGGCGAGGAGAGCGAAGCCTACCTGGTTTCCATCGCCGAGCCGGGCGGTGCGGCATTGCGGATCGAGACCGTCTCGTCGCCCGAATGGCTCTACGACGCTGCGGCGATTGCCGTCGATTTCGGCTCCATGCCCGACGACCTCGAATTCACCGTTCGGCAGATCAGCGGCTCGGTCGGCCCCGGGGATCCGGCAGTCAAGGTGTTCCAACTGAGCTGAGTTCATCCCTTACCAATGAAAGGACAGACAATGGACAGCATCAAGCCCTGGTACCTGTCGCGCACAATCTGGGCGTCGGTCGTTACCGTCGGCAGTGCAGCGGCGACGATCTTCGGCATTCCCGTCGGCGGGCTCGACAATGCGGCGCTCACTGACTCGGTTCTGCAGGCAATCACCGCGATTTCGGGTATTGTCGCAATATTCGGGCGTGTTGGCGCGGTTTCGCGGATCGGGTAGACTGAATCACGTTTCGCCGGGAGGGAGATTTGTTCATTCCACGTTCAGGCCCGTTCCGATAAATATTCGGCCATGAAAACGTACACCAAATGGCTGGCGGCCGCCTTGATTGCCGCAACCGTGCCTCTTGCACCGGCGAGCGCCGCGGGGATCTTTCCCACGGCGCCGGTGGTGCCTCAGCACACGCTGCCGGTAATTCCGGTTCAGAACAGCTGCAACGCGGTCGGTCAACAAGAGGCCGCTAAGCATGGAGGCACGCTGGCCAATGTCCGGGCTGAAAACCGCGGCGGGCAAACCGTATGCGTCGGCACGGTCATCGTGCAGGGCAAGGACGGCCAGCGCGGACGGGTCATCCCGTTCGAGGTGCCGCTGTAG